GATATTAGTGTGAACACCACGTGTGCAAACACATTTATAAATGAAGAGCCTTCTTCATATTCTGAGTAGCCCCACTTCGCAGCAACCACCAAAGGTGACCGCCCGCTCAGCTTAGCCAATCTCAACTTCTCACGCTCCTCAAATTTGGGTATTACATCCACTACCCATTCTCTTTCACACTCACTTCTGACGTTTAACTCTGGCATGTCTCCTGAATCTACTTGGATTCCTAACTCAATTGAATTACCACTTAAGTTATAAGGAAAATCATTTATATCAACTGTTAAGCTGAGGTATTCTTCAATTGCCAACACCTGAAACCGGCTCATTCCATATATCTCACAGAACTGGTCCATTGTTTCCATTGTTGGCTCATAACATACACCTCCTGCAAACTTGTAAGGATTTTCCGACCTGTTATCAACATAAGCCGTTAATCCATCACGTTCAGCTGTCTCAATAATTTTAATCAAAAAGATTCTAAGAATTGGTACATGACCGCCGATAGTCATCATTCCTTTCGCAGTTCCAAAGAGAAGTCTTTTAAATAACTTCTCCGGATGATTATGATAATTTATTCCTAACTTCGCCAATGTTCTCCACGGGTTACAGCCCCAAACGGCCTGCCCTCCAACATTCCAAAATCTTCCGGAACAAAAAGTTGAATTGAAAATTGAATCTCTTTCAATAATTTCACACTTCATACCTATCATCCTATATCTCTGCTCATAGAATTCCACACTACCTTCAATGTTGCCACCTAAGTTACTATCATCTCCCAAAACGACCAAAGCAAATTCTGATTCCCAAGTTAACCTGTAGATGTACATATGAACTAACAAATTTATTAATGAGTTCATTAATGACGTCCACAAGTCCCCCGAACGCCTACCTTGCGTAGACTTAAATCTTAACTTACGATCCTTAGAACGACCCCACATCTTGAACCAGTTCTTAAACAACCATTCAATCTCATCAGGCCAACCTTTAACTTTCGTTTTGAGGAAATGTAACTCAACTGATAACATTTCCCATAACTGAGACCCATCCCAGTTAGATACGTCAGACTCCAACTTCCTAATGAAAGAGTCAATTAACATTCCGTATTTTCCAATATCACTCGGTGTTGCCCCCGACGCGTAATAACACTTATATCTACCATTAAACAGCTTCTTCATAGCATTGCCTAATGCATGAAAATACCTAGAGAAATAACCTAATAATTTGATTGTTCTTGACCAAATCATCCTAGGTTTAAAATTCTCAGGGCGTTTCCCCACATAAACTTCCATTTTTACAAATAATTCTGACCAAATGTCATCATCATTTAATGGTTCTTGCATAGCCTTCAAAATTGCAGCCGCTTTCTTGGCGCCATATTTGCGCGTCAAAAAGACCTCATTATCCTCAACCTCCAACTCTATCTCATCCATCTGGTCAATTAGAGCCATAGACTCTTTTTGAAAATCAGATAGTGCTTCTTCATTATATTCCCTATCAAACATCATCCTTATTCTAACTGCACTCTCAAGATCATACAAGTCTTGATTAGGCAGTACACCACTTTGCGTTACAATTCCAAATATTTGCCTCTCTTTCAACTTTAAGTTGTAATCATCAAGATGATCAACTTCTAAGCTCATAGACGGCATACTCGGAGTCATCCTCTCAAATATGGGTGGGTGTTTGTTTTGAAAATACTGCGATGAAGTAGCCTGCAAATATGACTTAGCAGCAGGATACAGTTTAAAAGATCGGAGTGTATCAACCTTCGCCAATCTCACCATTTCTCTAAGAATATAATGGTTCACACAACATGGCATAAACCATTTAAATGGATTACACCAAACTCCAAGCTTAGCCTGACGTTGTAATGAATTAAAGCTCAAGCCGTTATCAGCACAATGAGCTTTAAGAACTGCTGTCGTATTAGCAGCCCAATTATTTCCTCGGATTTCCTGGCGTTTTTCAACTAAGGAAGTAAACCAAGTTTCCAAAACTATATTGTCGGCAT